AATATCAGTATTGGTAGAGTCCATATTATTGTTTTTGAACTGGTAATAGATATTCGTATTCTGCTATGCCACTATCTAGTGTTACACGCATAACGCCCTGGTCACTGATGTAGATATGTTTATCACCAACTAGATCCATAATAGACAAGAACTGTTTTACTGGCCAGTGAAAGGACTTAGTCAGTGAACCACTAACACCTGTTTGGAAAATAAATTTACCTGCATGAGTGGAAACATTACCAAACGACATCACTAATGCATTATTTTCATAGAAGCCATTAAAGTTAGGTTCGTCATTATGAACACTGGACTGCTTTTTCAGTCTGGTAATACCTGGGATAGTTGGCTTAAAGTTCAAGTTCCAGGCAGCGCCCTTGAAAATTACATTTTTGATTTTCTGTTCTACTAGAGTTTTACCCATAAGACGATAGTCGTTAACGAAATCACCAGACTTGTTTTCGAAGTGAATCACGCTAGGATGATCTTCACCGTCTTTCTTCTCAGAGACAACTGATATTTTTGCATCACCGTCATATTCGTCGTCAAAGCTTAGGATAGTGCGTAATTTTTCAAGTGAGGGCATGCCAAACACACCGCTGAACTGTGGTATAGGAGTTTTGAACTTTGCATTTAGAATAACAGTTTTGTTTTCTGTGACGGCCGACAACGATGTTTCGTTTGCCGTACCAACAATTTTAATTAGTTCAATACCACCCAAAGGTAAAGTATGATGAATTATGTCGTTTAATATGTCTTTCATTGATATTCCTGTTTTTATTATTGATAGTTTAAGCTGTGAGTTCTGAATTGTCAAGAATGATTTTTACAAAATTATTCAAAAACAAATAGGTCACTTATAGCTTCATCAACTGAGGTTAACTCTCGTAAATTCCAGTCCAGGACCGATAATAAGTTGTCAATTTTTTCATCTACTAGAGTTGTTTCCATGCTTTTATCATCAAATGGCAAAGATAAAAACCATTGAGGCAATCTTAGTTCATCTGTTGGATAAGCAATACTTGTAAAACCATATGGATTTGATTTGAGTTTACAAATAACTACTCGCATTCCGTCCACGATTTGCATACTGTAGTTATCATTATTTATAGATCGCAAATAATTCCAATTTAAGCTAGCACGGACATGACCTGGCATATTGGTGTCACCATCACTGTCATCAGAAACGAACAAATCTTTGTTCATCTTTTTAGAATTTGCCTTGGCTTTGTCAGCATATAGCGTTAAATTGTTTACGGACTTTGGACTGCCTTTCATCCAACTGTTCATGTCTGATAATTTCTTTTTGAATTCTTTTATCTTTTCAACGATGAATTCTTTATTTTTACCAGCTAATACTTCCTCTAGAACTTCCATTAGAAACTCTTGAACGAATTTAGGTGTATCACTACGTTTTAGATCCAAACCCATAGCTTTGATTTTCCCACGTTTACCATTTACATCAAGACGTTTACCTTCTTTGTCATAGATGTTTACCGCATAACGTTTTTTCGTAATAAACAAAGCACGATCACCTACCAGTTCTCTACCTGCTTTTATGATTTCGCCATTACGTTGTGGACAATGAAATGCTGTGTTCATGAATGCGGGAAAACTTTTATTAGTATCGTTTGCCAATTCATCATAAATTTCGATTGCCTTTTCTTTTGTCCACTCTGTGGAATTTGATAATACACTTTCTTTGATGATTGGCCATATGGTGTAGTAAATGGAATCTGTATCTCCGTATATTACAGCATCTCCAGTAATACTGTATTCACCTGTTACCAACTCGTTTAATTTTGATCCCATGTGTTTTACAATTTGTCTACCGGATAACGTTACACTTTGGCCTATGCGTAAATCGTAGAATTTACAATGACGATTTAGTAGAGCGCCGTACGCCGAATTAAGCAAAATTTTTCTAACTAATTGGCGTTTATCTAAGAATTCTTGTTCTTCTTTAGTAGTAGCTTTCTTTAACTTTGCTTGAATCTGTTTACGTTCTTGATACCATCTAGACAACAATCCAGGAATTACACCTTCCTGTGCGTATGTAAAAATAGTACCATTTGCTGACAATACCCATTGTTGATTACTATCGTAGATCATTTTCCATATTTCAGCGGCACTATACGTATCACTACCACCACGCTCCCAGTCTATGGTTATCATGGTATCGCGTTCTTGATTCATTACTGCTGTGTACTCTAATGAACCGAATAGCCCTTCCCATAAGATTGGGCCGGTGATATCTTTGGCAGTTTTGTTTTTCTTTTCTCGCGCTAACTTTGTTTTTTTATCCTCGATATATTTTTCTGTTAAGTCTTGTCTAAGTTGTCCGATAATTGTTTCTGGGGCCATGTTAAGAGCGCGGATAACTGATGGGTATAGACTGTTAATGTCACACGCCGCGATCCATTCGTGCATGCCTCTTTTGGGCGTAGCAACATAGGCACCGGCGGCTGTGATATCTTCCTCTTCATTCTCGTCATCATATTCATCGTCCTTATAGTCAATTGGTTTATTTTGAACAATCAAATTTCTTTGATGAGCTTCATTAACAACAGCTTGCTCAATCATGGCAACACTGCCCATAACCTTTTTTAGTGGTACAGTGTTTTCATGTGCGAGTTGATTAGCTAAGTCCAAGAACTTTAGCTTATTATGAATTTTAAATACTAGTAATGTGTCCTGACGATTATAAACTATAAATTTTCGCCAATCACGATTATACAATTGATCGAGTGTACCTTCATATTGTGTTTTATTTTCGCCTACCTCCATTTCACCGATGTAATCAAGCTTATAGCTATGACGTTGTTCATAGTTGTATTTTTTGTACAATACAAGATAGTCCATGTGAACTCTGCCAACTAGTTCATAAACATTTTCTATTTTGCCGAACTTGTTAATAGTTTTTGGCATAGGCAAGTGATCGAACAGACAAAAACGTCTGGTATCATTTTTGCTCATTACTTTAGTGACACGATTTACTAGATATGGTATATCGTAGATTTCACTGTTCCAACCAGTAAGTACATCAGCATCTTCAATTAGTAAGAAAAATGTTTCAAATAGATCAACTTCGTTGTCAAAAATGAATACATTATCAATGTCTTTTACTAGTTCAGTTGCCTGATCTATAGAGATATGTGCTGGTGGTATACATAGTGTAATCAGTTGTTCTAGCCAATCCAGATACAGTGTTATTGCTGTGACTTTATTGAACGGATCGGTAGTAGGAGCAAAACCTGGTCCTAACTTTAGATATTCACAACCATAGATACTAATCCATGAATCATTTTCTTGACTATAAACTAAGTAGTCATCTTTGTTAGGCAAATAACTTAGCTCATGAACAGTTATTTTTTTCTTAATTTTTGAATTTTTTGATTGAATCTCTACTATATGAGAATTAGGATATGCATATGGTTGCATATCAGACTCAATGTCGAAAAATGCAGTATGTAGTTTTGGTGATGGACGATCTAAATAGTTATCCGCTAGACATCTGAAAACTACGTTCACATCACTTTCAAACAATTTTTTATTTGATAGAATACGTTTTTCTTTTTGAAATTCACTATGCTTTCTGGTGCTGAATTTGCTTAGAGGATCACCAAACACGCTACGGTATTTGCCCTTTGGATCTTCATAGTACAATACGTAATTTGTTGGGTAATCAACATAGCGTCGAACACCATTTTCATCACGTTCAACTACGTGAATTATATCGCGGTCTTTGTTAAGGACAGCGTCAATATAACTCATAGAGTACGACCGACCGTTTCTAAAATTGTGTTCAATTCTTCCATGTCACGATTGACTTCGCCTAGCTTACTCTTGTTAGCAATCTTGATAGCTTTTTTTAGAACAGATGGCTTAATTTCAAGTTCTTCGGCGATTGCTTTAACTGTGTCAGACAGACCAGCATTTAAGTCTTCTATTTCTTGAAGAACTTTAATTCCCTCGTTGATCACTTGACTTAGTTTAATTTTTGCCTCGTGGTTAAATGTACGATTGTAATCACTCATGTGATGAAAACTCCTATAAGTTGTGGTTTGTGTATTATAATACAGCTTGATTATGGAAATCAAATTTTTTGAAAATGCCCCATTTTGAATAGAATGAGTAGCGAATTCATTGCGTATTGAGGTATGGGACGACCTACTCGGTCCTAAGGCCAAGACTGTTAACCGACTATCAGATATGTTAAATAATTTATATTTGCGCTATCTAAATTGTCGGTAAATTCTATTTGTTCTAATACAAGTTCTTTTGTGACGGCTTCATCATTATTTATAAATGTTAATGTGTCATGCACAGAAGTTGTATTATTGTTCATTTGAGTGTTGCTCTGAGCATCCAGCTGTGTTTTTTGTGTGAATCCATGCGTTCTGCTAGGAAATTACTTAATCCATGTTCGCCTTCACGTTCGGCTAAATCATATACCATTTTGAAAATTTTGATACACTTTTCACTATCACCTAATAAATCATTAATCATATCAAGTGCTTGAGGAACAGTAAGTTCATCCTCTATCTGAGATAGCATACTTAGTCTTGTATAGCTACCAGGAGTGTAACTGCCTAATTTTCTTATATTTTCAGCAAATGCATCTATGCTGCCATAAACTTCTTCATATATTTTGCTGAACAGCCCGTGATATTGATCAAAGTCTGGACCTTCTACGTTCCAATGATAGAAATGAGATTTTAGATAAAAACTAAATTCGGTACTGAATGCTATCTTCAGTGCTTTTGCTAATTCATCCATTATTTTTTACCCTTTTGTTTACTATTTATTCTTTGACTTTTTGGAACCGAACCAACTGGACTTCTAGGATTATCTACACCTATTGTTGCAGCAGTGCCGCTATATGCCGTTGGATTTAATTCTTCTTCACTTAAAGGCATACCAAATGCGCGTATTGCATCTAGTTTAACAGATGATGGTGAATCTTCTTTTAAATACCATCCTTTATTATTGCGATTTAGTTTAAACTCGGATATTAAAGTTTTCTTGTCGGTGCCTGATATATTGAAGTATAGATTGCTATCTTCATTGGCTTTTGATTTACCCCAGTTTTTAGCGCCTTTTTTACGACATTTTACTAAAGCGCCACTGGCGTATGCACTGGGCCATACTTTATATCTACTTTTAACCTTGTGATAGCAAGCATCTTTTTTCTCGGCTAACATTTCATCATCTACTGATAACCCACCACAATGTGGACAAATGTTTTCCATTGTTGATTCATTTTGCTTGTCAGCTAATGATTGTGTAGTTTTTTGTAGTCTATTAAATAAATTCCATCCTTTAAGTGCTCGACCAGCTGTTTCACTTCCGGTACCTGCTGCAATACCTAATGCACCTTTTGCTCCAGCAGCTAAATTACCTTGTTGAAGATTACTTGCGACATCACCTGCTTGTAATGCTAAATTAATTGGTCTAGCGGCAGGTATCATGCCTAACGCTTGTCTACCAGCGGCAGGCAAATCACCTTTAGCTAGATTTGCTCCGATATCTACAACGTTTGCTGCTTGACTTACACCTGGTATTCTACTAACTGCTTTGCTTGCCAGTGAACCACCTTGTCTAAATTCTTGCCATTTGTTTGCTAAATCTTGTGATCTAACTATTTGTTGTGCAACACGTTGATCTTCTGAGTTTGTAAAGTATTCGGCTGGTGGCTTAGGTCCAGGCATTCTGGCTATTATGTATGGATCTTGACGATTTGCGTTCCCTAGCCATTTTTCTTGTTCAGGACTAAATTCAAAATTTTCTCTTACGGGTTGTCTTGCTACATTTTTATTAACATGATGAATTGTTTGCCAATTAATTTCGCCAGTCTGTGTTAGGCCATTACTTTTTTGATATTTCCTAATCTCTTGTTTATTTGGTCGACCTGATTCGTCACGTAATCCGAGACTTTGCTGTGCGGCGTTTGATCTTTGTGTATATGCTGAATTTCTTGTTTTACCTTCAGTGGCGTTTTTAAGATAGTCATAGTACTCACCAATTCTCATATCGGTCATGTGAGGATTACCAGCTAATAAAATTTTTCTCTGCATTGCCACTTTTCTTGGATTGCCAGCATCTCTTGGATTATTTTGTTTCCACGTGTCCATTATTGAATCAATAACCGTTTTATTTGAATCTTTGCGTAAATCGTCATATATACCTACAGCACCACTACCTCCAACAGTGTGTGCCATGTAAATATTTACTATATCTGGTAAAATACCATTTCTTTTTAAAGTGTTAGCATTATCTTTTGTAAGTTCGCTAAGCAATAAATTTTGAGTTTTTTGATTAAATATTGTTGTTTTTGGATCAAGACCTAGTTTCTTTACAAGACTCTCAAGAGTGTCACCAACAAATTGATAAGCACCTACAGCATTAGCATTCTTATGATTGGCTTCTCTGTATTTTTGAAATTGCTGAACTTCAGATATTGTCATATTAGATAGCTTTTTAGCTTGACCTAACTCTTTTTCACTCCACTGTTCAGCAGTTAGTAATCTTTGACCACTTTTAATTCCTCTATTGGCTCTTACAGTACTAACAATTTTACCATTTTTATCTATGGCGTCACCATATGCCAAATTTGGATTTTTTGAAGCTTCCGCAGTCGAGAATGCTTTTACAATTCTATCTGAATCTGGTAATGGCATTTTCTCGATAATACGATTTGTGCCTGTATCTGGCCTACTTAAATCAGCATCACCAGCATATTTTAGTTGCTCGCGTGTCAAATTTTGTCTTAATTTAGTTTGATCATCTGTTGCTGCACCTGGTTTAGGCGGTGGCGTTGGTTCAGCAGCGGGTGGCGTTGCTGCTCCTGGTTTAGCCGGTAGCGTTGCTGCTCCTGGTTTAGGCGGTGACGTTGGTTCAGCAGCGGGTGGTTTTACTGCACCCGCTTGAGCTGGTGGCGTTGGTCTAGTAGCTGATGGTGTTGCTGCTCCTGGTTTAGCCGGTAGCGTTGCTGCTCCCGGTTTAGCTGGTGTTGATCCAGTAGCTGGCGGTGTTGCTGCACCTGTTTGAGCTGGTGGTAGTCTTAATCCTGGTCCTGATTGAGACGGCAGTCTTAATCCTGATCCTGTTTGAGTTGATGATGCTGAACCAGTACCGCTAGGTGGGATTGCACTATCTGGTCTGACGGATGGTTTACCAGCAGCAGAAAATTCTCCGCGTCCAATATCACCCGCTAAGTCTGCTGATCCTCCAGCACGATCCGCTCTTTTTTCTCCGGGACGTATGGATGGTGGGCTAACAGGTATTTCTTGTTCTGGTGGATATCCAGTGAACCATGGTGTACCATCCAACGTTGTAAGTTGGCCAGAAGAAGTTCCTACTGTGCCAGGCATAATTTTTACTGGCTGTCTATCAAGTCTTTGTGTTTCCGCACTACTTTGATCTGGAGCTATTGTTTGTCCCGTAGCAGTTCGAATTTTTACTGGCTGTCTATCAAGTCTTTGTGTTTCCGCACTACTTTGATCTGGAGCTATTGTTTGTCCCGTAGCAGCATCTGTTGGTTTCGACACATTTAATGTCATCCCTGCATATATTTTATTTGGATCTTTTATGTCTGGATTTAATCGCATCAGTTCTTGTGTTGTTGTGTCAAATTTTGATGCTAGTTGACTTAATGTGTCACCGCGACGTAATGTATAAGAAGTAGGAGTTGATACTGTAGTAGGTTGACCTCTGCCACCCGAATAACCACCTGTTGCTACATTCGCAGCAGCGGCTAATTGATCATCTGTTGACGCGGTTTTTGCAAGATCGGCAGCCATTTTATTCATTGCAGTAGCTAAATCAGTATCTTCTTGATCTGAACTAGTAGCATATTCTTTTTCTCTGGCAGCTTGTGCATTTGCTTTTATAGCAGTGCCTAATTCAGCATCTGCACTATCTACTGAGGCGGCATATTCTTTTTCTCTGGCAGCTTGTTTTTGTGCCTCTGTGTCTCGCTGGATAGCCTGAGATGCTATTCTTGCTTGATGTCTTGCATCTGGTTTGATATTACCATCTTGCACAGAATAAGAATCCGTATCAACTTTAGGTGGTGAGACTCTGCGTGGAGGTTGATTGATAGGTGGTGTTACTCTGGCCGCCGCTGCCGAATCCGCAGCCCTTGCTGCTCTAGCGCCTGCGCCAGTGCTGCCGACTATTTGAGGTGATGAGACAGGTGACGCAACTGCCGCTGCTTGACTTCTCGCGTTCGGTGCAGCACCAGGCACATAGTAAAAATCTGTACCAACCCTTGGCATTGTACCTCTACGTTGAGGTTGAGATTGTGCCGACGCAGGATCAGATGCTTTTGGTAATGTGCTAAGATATCGTTCAAAATTAGTATCTGCCGGAGTTGGTGGTAATCGCACCGTCTCGCCTCTAGGTCCAGTTTGTTCAGCTAGTGATTTTATGCTTTCTGATTTGATAGATGCTGCTTTACCAGTCTGTTCGTCTATTTTTCTTTTACTTTTTGTTGCAACATTTATTGCTGATCCACTACGTTCTGGATTTGGGTCCTCACGACGTTTTCTGGCAGCAGCACTGGCACGACCTTTTTTCCCTAAGCTATGTGCTTTAGCACGTGGTAAACATTTTGGTTTACCTTCGCTGTCATCTCCACGGGCACAATCACCGCGTATTTTTCCATCTGGGCCAAAACGAACCCACTTTTCTTTAAACCATTTATGTAAATTTTCATTAACGACTTGTTTTTCTACTTCATTTGCGGTAGGAATATTTTCTTTAATGTTTAATTTTTTATTGTTAGAAAAAAAATCGTACAAATTCATTTTTATTTTCCTATCTTTGCTAGATAACCCGCATTAGTTAATGAAGTTTTTAATGCACTTGCTGTTTGTGGTGTTTCGGCTGCTTTGGCGATAAGTGGGGTTAGCGCACTCATAGCTTGCTGTTCTGGTCCAGTAAGTGGTTTTTGATCGTTAATTTTCACAACTGCACTTGCAGCTTGATTGATATCATATTTAGGTCCTAATATGTTTTTAAGTCCACTCATTGTGTTCTTTGCAGTAGCTACATCAACTCTTTGTTCTTGATTTTTAGCCATTGCAGCTTTTTCTTTTTGCTGCGGAGTGCTAGTTACTTGTATATTAGGATCCTGTGCATTTCCGTAAGTGGCAGCCTCTACCTTAAATTTTTTTTTTTAGGAACGTAATTATTTTCAACTATATTAAATTTGTTTTCTATATAGTTTTCAAATTTTCTTGTTAGACGATTTACAGCACTATGGCGATTTTCTCTGACATTCAACGGTTTTTTGTTTGGATAAACACTTTCTAAATTAGTTGGAAGTGGTTCCGTTGGCTGCCATCGAGGTTTTTTAGCTGGAGGTGGTTGATTTTGATCAGGAAAATTCCCATCAGTTCCAAGTGGTTTACTGCCTACTGCACCGCGAACTCTGTTAAGATTGTCTCTACCGACATTTAACTGACGAGCTATTGCTTGATCTTCTGGATTTTTAAAATAGTCAACTGGTGGTAAAGGTCCTCCCACTGCTCTTCTCATGCGTGCTATGATATAAGGATCTTGTGGGTTTGCACCACCTAACCATTGTTTCTGAGCATCTGTGAATTGAAATGGACCAGTTCTAGTTGCAAAGCCTGGAGATAGTACTGAACCTATACGTTGAATTCCCTCCAGCTGGCGTGGCAGAACTGTCAGAAGAGTCAACTGATGTAGGGGATGCGGCAGTAGTGGCTGGTGCAATGACCGCTGGTGTTGGGCTAACGGCAGCGGGCTGAGTAGCAGCGACTGGAGCATACTGTACTGTTGATTGAGTTGATGGACGCATACGTGCCGTAAATTCGCCTGGTTCTAGACCTCCTAAAATTCTATTGTCTGATGAAGTGGAAATGTTTTGAGTTGATGGACGCATACGTGCCGTGAATTCGCCTGGTTCTAGACCTCCTAAAATTCTATTGTCTGATGAAGTGGAAATGTTTTGAGTTGATGGACGCATACGTGCCGTGAATTCGCCTGGTTCTAGACCTCCTAAAATTCTATTGTCTGATGAAGTGGAAGTAACTGAACCACTGGGAGTAATAGAAGTGGCACTACCAGTTTCGCCACTTGGTTTTTTATTATAGTCATCGCCACTAAGAGCATATCCTGTACCACCTCCTACAGCAGCGGCCGTAGCTACGCCAGCGGTTGCTCTACCTGAAGTAACACCGCTTCCACCACCACTAACAGGTCTAGCACCAGTTGTGCCACCACTAACAGGTCTAGCACCAGTTGTGCCACCACCGGCAGGTCTAATACTTGTAGGACTACCTACAGCGGTTGATTGTATTGTAGCTGGTACTTGACGATCTGTTACATCTCTTGCTCGGATATCAATCACATCATCACGTTTCGATGGACTAGTTCCTGGCGCAGGTCTAGAAGTAGGTCTAGGAGTAGGTGTAGCTCTCTTTTGACCTCTAACTAATTTTCTCAACCAACCTAAAATTTCATTTAATTGTTCTTCTTCGGTCAAAGAACGTTGATTAACTTTGTTTTTTGTTTTGGATTTTCTTTCAATATTTTTCATTGTGTTTTCCTTAACGCCGTCACGTACATAGCCATCAACACTTTTTAATGTTTGTCCAGTATTTTGAATACTTTGACCTAAATCTTTAACTGATTTACTTTTCTCGTCATACCAATCTTTTGCTTGCTGTGGTAAATCGTCATATTGACCTGCTTTTATGTCTCTACCAACGTTTGCAGCATCTAATGCAACGCCCGCTGCTAGTCCTACACCTGGAATTAAATAAGCACCACCGGCCAATCCAGATATAACAGCACCTGTTCTATCACCTTGTTTCCAACGATCATAAGCTTCGTCCCAGCTTAACGCAGTTCCAACTACCGGAACTGCTCTTCGAACTGCTTTACCAGCAATATCTTTGACTATTGCACCAGTATTGCCTTCTGTTAAATGTTTATTACTTTGCGATGTATTATTATGTGACAAAGCATCTAATTTAGATAAGGTATTTTTTATATCGTCCATAAATTTATTTATCTTTTCGCTGTTTATACGTTCCACCAAATAGTGTGCCAACTTTTGAACGATCTTTCATTTTTGGATTCACTACGGTTGCTACACTGCCTGCACTGGTTTCAGATATTTTATCTGATGGTTTTAACGGTTTAATTCCTAACACTGTGGCATTGCGACGATCTGCCCAGCGATTTGCTTCATCTTCACTTGAAAATATTTTACGCCACACTATACGTTGATCACGATTGTTATATACATAGCCATACGCCTCTACTTTTTCTGATGGTGATGTAGTATCTTCTTCGATGTCGTCTGATTTTACTAATTTAAGTTTTGGCTTTTCTCTTTCAGGAGATTTCATTGGTATTTTTTCTATATCTGCATCAGTAAAGCCACCACGATTGTAAAGATCAACAAGAATTTCAGCTAGTTTTAGATTCGATGTGCTGATTTTTACTTGCAGTCCATCTTTAGTAACACCTATTATATGAGCAATATTTGGTTTAGTTTGATCTAGTTCAAAATGATCATAAGGTTCTTTATTGTTTTCTTTACTGATTCCTTTGATCCAGTTGGTTTTTCTTACAGGGTCATACTGTGGTATATCTATATCTGGTCTGTGTTCATAAGGAGATGTTTGTACTGTTCTGCCCAAATTGGGTTTAAATTTTTGTCCAAACGTACCCTTTACGATTTCACCTTCTGTCACACCTTGATCAGGTTCTTTGAAGTTTGCTGCGCCAGCAATAATAGCATCAAGTTTTGCTTTAACGTTAGAATCTAACTTTTTGCTGTTATCAATAACACTCTTAACATCTTGTTCACCCTGCAGTATACTCATTATCAGTTTAATTCCTTCTAATGCATTTTTGTTTTTAGTGGCTGCAATATCCTTGAGTGCATTAGCCTGTTGATCTGATATATCAACCTGTCTTCTTACTGATTTATTAATCACTGCCGCTGTTCTTACACTTACTGCGTGTACTGTTTCTGGCGAATCACTAAAAGCCCGTGCGGTATAGGAAGCAGGCTCAACTATGAATTTTCCAATTTTTACAGCTTCATTAAGATGTTTAAAATGATCGTAATAATAAACTTTTTTGCCTTTACTTTCTATCCATTGCCATGCAGAGTCTAAATCATCCTTAGAATTATATTCAACATAGTCAGATGGATCTTTATATCGTTGACCATAACTAGTAGTCCAAACTCTGGCATATCGGTGATTGTATGTTCCATTAGTATGCATTGCTATTTGTCTTGCAAAATACTGAGAACTAGCCACTGCACTGTCAAATTGTGGTAAAGTTCCTGACTGTATTTGTTTCTGATTGTAGTAATGAGTCATTAAATCTAATAGTTTACCAGCAGTACCTAATTTGTGATAGTTATCGCTATCACGAATAACTGTCGCTCGTCCTACAATTTTAACTAGTTTTTTCATTTCATTTACATCGTCTATGGGATGGTCTTCCCAATTTTCCCTACTTTGAACTAAGTCCGCTATTCGTTCTTGTGCTTTAATTCTTTCTTCCCAATTAGAACTAACTTCGCCTAGTGTGTCTTCTGTCACACCTTGTGGAAATTCTTTTGCTAATAAAGCTTTAATTTTTTCAATAGTTTCGGGTTTCTTTGCTCGTTTTAGTAAATTTTGTAAATGTGCATAACGATTTCTATCAGAATCTTTACGTAGAGAATTCATTGTGTTAATCATGTTATCAGCGGGCATATCATCAACTATACCTTCCGTCACAACTTTATCACCGCTTGCAAATTCATTTAATCTCATGATTGTTCTTTCAAGATTTCTTATCAGATTTATCTTTGCTTGCCGCCACACCTTTCTTAGCAAGTTGCTGTTGTATTGTGTTGGCGATGATTCTGTTGCCCAAATTTTGTTTTTGTTTCTTTAGCACTAAGGCTTTGTTGATAGCATCTTGGTTGATTTTAGTTTGGAGTTGTTTGCCATACTCTTGCGGTGAGAATGAGCCTTCCACTACACCTTGCTCAAAACTATTCAACCATTCCGCGGTATTTTCAAAACCTTGCTGTTGAGCTAAATCGTCAAGTTCGTATGTGCTCCAACCGAATCTGTTTGCAATCATATCGATAGGATCAATACCTTGGCGGGCAAGTCTTGTAAACATAGCAGTAACTGCTTCTTCCTGGCCCATTTTACCAGTTTCATACTTATCGTATTCGTCTTCTTTTAATGAGCCTTCCGCCACACCTTGCGATTTCTCTTTAGCTTTTTGCGTGTGATATTCATATGCACTGGCTAGTCGTTGTGGATCTGGATTACCGTGCCTGTCGCCTCTGTCTGCCAATGTGTCGTCTAACATTTTCTTAATCTTAGCTGCCATTTTAGCATGTCCGGCAGCAGTAGTAGGCTCTTTATAGCCTTCCGCCACACCTTCTTTTACATTCTCGGCGGGAGTGGCAAATAGTGTTCTATTACCTTTTCCCGATGATGTCCAAACAATGTAAGTACGTCCATCAGCACCTTGTAATTTCATTGCAGTATTAGGAATCTTTCCCCAACCCGGATCCTTAATTAAATATGCTTGTTGACCACCAATTTCAATTTTTGGATGTTTACTATCTAGATAAGAACCTCCTATACCAGCACCGATGCCCACAGCAGCCATTCCTCCTAATTTGGCAAGATCCTTACCCAAGCCTTCCGCCACACCTTGCTTGGCATTTGCTTTAATATACTCGTCAATATCATATTGTCTTTGAAGACCTTCACTATTAAAATACTTTGCCGCTAAAGAAGCACATTTATTGACAATTGGATCATTCCCTGCGTTGTTTTTAATATACTCGTCAATATCATATTGTCTTTGAAGACCTTCACTATTAAAATACTTTGCCGCTAAAGAAGCACACTTAGAAATTTTAGACTCTGAGCCTTCCGCCACACCTCGTCGTGGTCTTACTGCTTGAGAACGTACAATCATAGTAAACCATGTCTTAAAGTCTTTATTTGCTTTTTCTTGGCTTACACCGAACATTTCAGCATCAAACTTGTTGGCACCATAAAGATATTCGTTTCCGCCGTTTAGATAATCATTTGCTACTTGTTGAGCATACTTGCGAATGGCTTTTTGATATAAATCATTTGAGCCTTCCGCCACACCTTCCTCTTTCTTTCGACCAAAATAATCGTGACCGGGGTCAGGTTTCTTTAACCCAGAACCGCCACAATCAGGGCATTTAACTCTTATTGCACCTTTTTTATTATCTTTAGTTAATTTTCCATCTAAACTGTACATAAACTTATGACCACTACACTTAATACAATTCCAGTTAGTGTGTGGTAAAGTTGCTCCCGGCATATAATCACTAGCACTTAGACTACCAGGCAAGCCTTCCGCCATACCTTGCTCGCCCATGCTATTCCAATAATCATACATATCTTTGTAGCCATTCTTCTTTGCGGCACGGTCTAATATTTCACCGATCTTGAAATCTCTAATGCCATGCTTTTCTAACCATGGAGCCATGTAATCGTTTGGATCACCGTCTGGATAGATTTGGGATACTACATTCTCTACTTTACGCCACACATCATCCAATGTTAGTTTAGGTTGTGCCTTCGGTGCAAACATTTGCTTCATTGTTAATGGCTTTTCTTTAACTGGTAGAATCTCACCTGTTCTTGGGTCAAGTTTCTGTCCTGTGATAGCATTGTGCGACCACTTGCCTTCCGCCACACGACCAGTCATTTCATTTTTTCTATCTTTGTTGCCTTCGTGATAACCAAGTTCCCACATTTCTGCGTCAAATGAACCAGGTGGATATGGGCAATCTCTATCTTCCCGTCTATGTCCTACCCAATAACCCTCACCCCATGCATCTTTTTTCTTTGGTTCGTTGGTTCCTCTAAGGCTATCAGAGCCTTCCGCCACACCTTGCTTATCATGACTCAAAATATTATTTTTAGGGACGCGATACTTTGCCACAGTCTTTTCAGTGTTTCTTGGTTGTGGGTCAATTGATTTAACAATAAGATGACCGTCTTTCCACCCAACCACAGTGCCTTCAATTTCAGGATGATGATTACTATGATACCAAGTAATCTTGTCACCTGGTTCATAACCTTCCGCCACACCTTGCCCTACACTTTCATTGGCACCAACTAGTTTACCTCTAGCACCACTATTTTTCTTAACCTTTTCAGTTGGACCAAGT